TTCATCGGTAAATATCCAAATGGCAAAGCATTTATGGCTGACTACAAGTGTCGTAGTTGTGACGGCAAAGGTAAATTCTATACAAAAGATTGCAAGCAACTGGCCATAGAAAGTGCAATGCTCAGAAAAAAATTTAAATTAGATTACTACCCAGAAATAATATCTGTATGTATATGTTCAAACACTGCCGAACATTTTCACAAAGTATGGACTCCAGAGGAATTTGATTACTATTTAGAATCAGCTAAGTTATCTGCAAAAATATATTGGCAAGAGAGAATAAACAAACCCAAAAAATAATATGGAAGAACAATACGAACCGCAAAAAATAAGATTCGATGACTTAGATGAATGTATTATTGGTGAAGACCAAAATGGATTCTATGTATACTCTTGGGAAAAGATGATGGATTATTTCCAAAAAGAACACGAAATGACAGAGGATGAGGCTATAGAGTTTATTGATTATAACGTGGTCGGATGTATGGGTGGTATGGGTTTTGTTATGAATTATCCCGTGTATGATTTAGACGATGAATAAATACGAGATCATATATAAACACTTTGATATGCATCCAGATTATAGAGGCTACCAAGTTAGATGGGCTAACGATAAGAAACAAGCAGTTAGATATATTTGTCCTACACAGCCAAACAAAGATGGATACGGCACAACTAAAAAAGGAGCAAAGATACAGATTTTAGAAGTCAATGAGTTGCCTACTGAATAAATCCTATAGGAAGTGTACTAAATGTAAAAAACTTTTACCGCTATCACAATATCACGCTAATGGAAAAACACCCAAAGGAAGAAAAAAATACAAAACATACTGCAAAGAGTGCAGTAAAATCCAACGGGTCGACATATATAGGGAAGTTATACAAAAACAATTTGGTGGGTTTAAATGTCAAAGATGCGGATTTGAAGGGCACCCATCACAATTTGATTGTCATCACACCGATCCAAGTACTAAATTTAAAAATGTCTCTAAACTTAGAAGCCAGCCCAAAAAACTTTACGAGGAGATCAAAAAGTGTGAACTCCTCTGTGCCAACTGCCATAGATTAACATATAATGAGAACTATTAAATTAATAAGTAAAAAAATAAATGCATTACGTTCCGCAAAAAGAACTAAAAAAGTACAGGGAAAAAAATAAACCAAGAATTTGTCCTTTGCTTGACTATGAGACAAAGGACTGGGTTGTGGATCACTGCCATTCTGGTGGTACGATAAGGGGTGTCGTATCATCAGAAGGCAATGCCTTTTTGGGTAGAATAGAAAACGCTCACAAACGGTTATCAAAGAAAGCATCACAGGCTTCTTTGGCCACAGTGCTTAGAAATATGGCTGACTACTTAGATCAACCGTGTACCGGTATGCTTCATCCAGAAGGCTTTAGACAACTGTACAAAAGATTTTCTCGCCTCGATAAGAGCACACAGCTTGACATACTTTTGAAGCTCGGTATAAACAGGAAGTTAATCCAAGCTTGTAACAACAGTATGGATCGAACGAAACTATATAAATCATATCTTAAAAATGAAAACAATATTAACTAAACTATCAAAGTTACAAAATGCAGTCATAGCAGATAAAGACCAGACTAACAAGTTTGGTGGCTACGGCTATAGAACCAAAGAAGGTATTCTATCAAAAACAAAACCACATTGTGAAAAACTTGAATGCACTATAGTAGTGTCAGATCAAGCAGAATATGTGGGTGAATGGCAGTACATTAAATCTACTGCATCATTAATATGTAGTGAGACAGGAGAGCAAGTATCTGCTACTGCTTACGCTCGTGAACCTATTGCACAGAAAGCTTTACAAGAGCCCCAGATGTCCGGATCTGCGAGCTCGTATGCCGGTAAATACGCAATCGGGAATCTTCTATGTATTTCGGATTCATCATTAGATCCAGATGCTACTAATGACCACGGGAAAAAAAGCAAACCTGTCGCTAAGAAACCAAGAATTACAGAAGAATCTTTTAATTTATAATTATGGAATACGATAACAGTAACAAAGGTGCTCTCTTCAAAAATGAGAAGCAAAATGATCGACAGCCCGACTATCGTGGCCCGATCAATGTAGACGGCAGTGAGTACGAACTCAGTGCTTGGGTGAAACAAAGTGATAAGGTAGGATCATTTCTATCTATATCTGTAAGCCCTAAAACTGAAAAAGGTGGTAGCCTAAAAGCCAAAGAAACTAAGGCCGAAGAGCCACTACCTTTTTGATGGCTAGAAATCTACCAGATTCTGGAGCTAGGACAGCATTCGATACGGGTGCTGTCCGAGACTCTATGGAAGGTAAAGGTTTTCCAAGTATGATACCTACTTGTGCAATTATGGCTATGGCTCGCAGATTTGAAGATGGTGCGAATAAATATGGCCCAGATAATTGGAGAAAAGGTATAACAACATCTAGATATTGTGATGCAACTTATAGACATTTAATGCAAGCTCGTGATGGAGACAGTGAAGAAGATCACTTTGGAGCAGTGCTTTGGAATGTTGCTTGTTGGATGTGGACACTTAAAGCCATAGAGGACAATAAGTTACCAAAAGAATTGGATGATATCAATAGGAACTAATTTTACTTGAATGATATAGTGAGAACCTATGACTACACAATTCCTTAACACAATAACTGACGGGGTTGATCTAGCAAATTATTTCGTAAAAGAAATAACTAGTGAAACCGATTACAACACAAAGAAAAAAGAAATCAAATACTTACATCAAACTGTAAGTTCCCTCAAAGAACATATTAATGATTACAGGAACAAGTCCAAGTCCGAACTCGATACCCCAAAATGTAAGTGCTGAAGAGGGTGTCCTCGCTACTTGTCTAAAAGACGATAGCACAGAATTTTTTGATACAATATCCCATACACTCAGTGCCGAAGATTTTTATCTATATAAGCACCAGATCATCTACAAATGTATAAGCGATCTTGCAACTAAAGGCGAAAGCTTAAATGAGATCACATTAGTAGAAGAACTAAAGAAGCGTAACGCACTGGATGAAGTAGATGGTGCCTCTGGTATCATAGAATTAATGGACAAGGTGGCATCTCCCTTGCAAGCTCCATCAATGGTGAAGGTTGTAAGGGAGAAGTCTGACCTTAGAAAACTTATTAGATCATTACGGATTGGATTAGAGAAGGCCGAACTTGAATCTGAAGACTTTAATGTTATCAAAGGCAAACTTGAGAATGATTTTATACAATTTGAAAAAGGGGGTAAAGAGGACTACAGCTTGTCACAATCCATAGAAACGCTACAGGATGAGTTTAAACAGCAGATAGAGGGTAGGTATACACAAGAGTCTATAAAGACCCATATAGAGCATCTGGATGCCGTTCTGGGGTGTTCTGGCATAGGACTAGGTGAAGTTATGGTTATATCCGCCCCAACGTCTTGTGGCAAGTCTCAGTTAGCTTTGAATATAGTGACTAGAGCTATGATAAGAGATAAGGTGCCTTGTGGTATATTTAGTTTAGAGATGCCCCAAAAACAGGTAGCTAAGAGAATGATAACCATAAAGTCCCAAGCTAGTCTCAAACAAGTACAAGAGCGTGTTATATCAGATAAACATATGAAGCGCATTAATGACGCTTGTGAAGAAATCAAAGACTTTCCAATATATACTATTCACAATATTAAGAATATTTCTGATTTGTGCTCCTATGCTAGGACTATGGTTCGTAAGCACAAAGTAAAACTTTTAGTTATAGATTATTTACAGCTAATACCTTGGGACAATAAGAATATGTCCAAGAATGATGCCATCGCAGATATATCGCACACAATAAAACAGTTGGCCCTAGAGCTGAATATAGGTATACTGTTGTTATCACAAGTAAACAGAGAAGGTGCAAAGAGAGATGGTGGTTTGGCAATATACGATTTAAAGGACTCCGGCGACATTGAGAACGATGCAGATGTCATTTTACTTATGTGGCCAGAAAATGGTGACATAGAACAGTCCAAAAGACTTGACGGCAACGGCCCATATGTTAATATGAAATACAACATCGCTAAGAATCGTGAGGGGGAAAGAGATGTTAAAGGTAAGTTTAAATTCTATCATACGATGGGTTTGTTCTATTAATTTGATGTAGGTAGTCCGCCTATTAAGATGGCGGTGGGTTATTAATATGTTCCCTTTTCACCGCCTACATCATTTATTTTTTGAAAGACAAAGAAAGACAGATAGCCAAAGATATACTTAGACTGTACCCACAGCTAGGAGATCTACAGGAATCATTTGAGTTTGATCACCACGACTTTGAATGCGATCAATACTTAATGGAGATAAAGTCCAGGGACACAAAGTATGACCCTTGGATCATCGAGAAGATGAAAGTAGACGCAAACCTGTTGTATGCTTTTTCTTTAGCTAAAATGTTTCTGTATATAACAGAGTACAATGGCACCGCTTATGTATGGAACATATCTAAGATGGCAGATAATCATTATGACTTCAACTGGGAGACACGCAAGATGCCGGCCACAACAGAGTTCGATAACAATGAGTTCGTAGACAAAGAGGTAGGATACTTATACGAAAAGGATGCTACATCCCTAGTAATTCGTTGATTATTTGTTGATTACGAAATTCTCTTTGTTCAACAAATTCCTCTTGTGCTTTGTCTTCAACAAACGGTGCAACTAAATATGCTCTAAGTGTTGCAGCGTCACGTTTAGTTAAATTTAACACAAATTCTTTTGCTGTTTCCCTTATACCTTTTTTTCTTTTTTGTACAGCTTTTTTCAAAAGCACCTTCATTAGTTCTTCATCTTGAAAAGCTTTTGCAAGTAACGCTTGTGTTTTATTTGGATTAAATCTACGGAACAGTTGCTCACCTACTTTCCTACCCTCGCCAGCTAAAACAAGTGGAGAACCTACTTGACCGCCACCAACGGCGGCACCTGCTTTTACACCTATAATTCTAAACAGTTTTTGCATAATACTATCATCTACTGATGGTATTGGTACATCTATAGCAGCATTAGAATCTTGTATAAGTTTCATTTGTTTTACCGCGTATCTTATATTAGACATTTCACGCTGTGAAAATACCAATCTCATTGCTTCCTCTAGTGTGCTGTCATCAATTAATCTATTCAATAGACGATTAGCATCAATATTTGGTCGGCCATTGTTAACAGATATAGGACTTATAGCAGTTGCTTCGTCTACTAAATATCTTGCTATTGCATTTTTTAAACCTTCAGTTGCTAATCCAGATTTATCTTTACTTGCTAAATTAACTATTAACTTCATTTGTTGAACCTTATCAGCTCTATCTGCACTCAAGATTTTTTTAATAATATTATCTGGATCCGAGTTTAAAATTCTTGCTAAAGTAGAATCAGCTTTAGTGCTTGTTCTACGGTCGTAAATATCTTTAGCTTTTGTTATTTTTTTCAAAACATCAGCTTGTTCTCTAGCTCTCATCAATTGTATTTTGGTAGCAGGTACTAAATCTAAAAGACGTTCATTAGCTTTTAAAAAAGCTCTAGCCTTGGCTTGATTTAGAACACCATCAACAAAAGCTTCTCTCAAAAATGAAGCTCTCATATAATCATCTAATCCGCTTAGTGTTGCTAATTCAGTATCTAAGTCGCCTATGGCAGATTTAGCAAATTTTTCAGCTTCTGTTATATCAAGAGCTTTTAATAGTCTGTTTTGCGCAGTTCCTTGTAATATTTTTTCTGCTGTAAGTCCTGGAGATACTCTAAGTTCACCTTGTCTGACATAACCAAGATACTCTCCAACTGTGCCTTGTCTAAAATATTTGTTTTTTAATTTACTAAACTCACGAGCTTCTTTAACACGTGCATTCGCGGCGGCACCTTTACCTGTCCAAGTATCCATATCTCTTAAAATAGCATCTTGCAAAGTGCCAGCTATGTTTGCTCTATTTGCTTTACCTTTTACTATAGATCTTCTTACAGTTTCTCCAAGCTTTGTGTATAATGATTTTAATTCCTTAACACTTTCTTTGACAGTGTTTAGTTTACCGTCTTTTTTATACATTTTAGTATTAATAAATTTTGCTGCTTCGGGTATATCTTCGAATTGTGCTCTACCTGTTCTTTTTATTATATCCGATAATGTTTTTACCAAATTATTTTGAGAACCTTTTACCGATAGTGGTAACCTATACCATAATTTTTGTTCAACTGCAGTAACATCATCTAGTGCTTTTTCTATAGTTTCTCTTACAGCTATGTTAGACAAAGCTTGTATTTCTGCTGGGGTTTTATCTGGATTATTACCTTTGAGTTTTGTTAAAGTTTCATTTAAATCGTTACTAGCTTGTATAATTCTACCTCTAATAGATTCATTAAATGAATCTAATCTCAATCTTGCAACCTTTACTGTGTCATTAATACTAGTGCCAATATTTAAAATATTATCTTTTAGTTTATTAATTACAGCTTGTCCTTCAGCATTTTTATTTAAAGTTCCTCTTGGGCCGTCAGCATTAGCTATTAATTTTGCTTCTAATGAAGTCAATAATTTATCTTCGGTTCTTTGAGCAACTGTTAAATTAGGATCACCTTCTGTTGCTTCTAGTCTTTTAATAACAGCTTCTGGATTCTCAGCAAGATCTTGTAAAACTTTAGCAGCTTTTTTGCCTTCTTTACTATTTACTTTAGGCGGAGCTTTGAGTTCTTTAATTTGGTTAGTAGTATATTTAATAGCTTGCGCAGTTGGAGTTTTACTCAATGCATATATAGACGCGGGAGCAGCTACACCAGCAAGCATTTGTAAAGTTGTACTCGCCCCCGGACCAAGATCCATTTCTTCCGCAGCATATCTTGCTGTGGCTATGGCTGGTACAGAAGAGGCCTCTGCTGTCAACATACGCGTAGGGGCTTTTGCAGCCTCCTCTGTAATGTCTTTTGAAATAGCTTCTATTACAGATTTAGTTGCTTTTGAACCAGCAGCTTTGTTTATTAGTTGTGCTCCCTTCAACATAGGAACAAAAAAAGCACCTACTTCACCAAATACTTCGCCTAGTCTTTCTCCTATTCCTTCTGCTGGTCTTTGATAATCACCTAACATATCAACGCCTACTAATTCTCCAAGACTTTGTACGCTCTTTTTTAGATTTTCTCCAGTAGGCAAAATTTGTGGAGCACCTGCACTTTCAAATTCTATTGGCTCTTTTCCAAATGCTGTTCTTACTGGATTAAAATCTTCTGTAAGATTTTTTAAATATCTATCAGTAATACTGACAGCTAAATCTGTAGGCATACCAGCTAAAGTCAAAACAGAGTTCAATGCTCTTTGATTAAAGCCTTGTGCTTCGTTAGCAATTTTTTCTAAATCACTAGGTTTTCTACGTCTAGTTCTTTCAAAAGCCAAGATAGTTTTAGCTTGGTCTCTAGCTGCTTCTCTTTGGTCAAGAGGCAAAGATTCATCAAAAACTTTTTTTTTCAAACCTTGGTAGGCTTGGGCTAATTGCTCTTGTGTTAGTTCATTTAATTCCATAATTAAAAAGCACCATCTAATTCATCCAATTCGTCTTCTATACTTAATCCAGCAGCAACAGATTTATTATAATCATCTACACCAAGTAAATTTTTAGCATCTTGGATTATAGAAATCATAGATTTGTAGTTAACCCTTGCTGTTCTAGACAAAGGAGTTTCAAGCAATTTGTTAAGTCTTTCTATCTCATTATCAAATCTACGATTCAATCCTTCCATTTCACCTTTTAATTTATCAACAGATGTAAATGCACCAGAACTTAAAGCTTTCATTCTGTTGACCATTTCTTGCTCACGTACAGAAAAATCTGGGTTCAATGTTAAAGCAGTTGCAAATTTATTTAAGTTTGCCTCAAGGTCTTCCTTAAAAGCTCTAATATCTGGATCTAATTTTATAAAACTACCTCCAAAAGTAGCTGAAAGTGTATCATCTATTGCGCCTACGACGCCTTGCTCAACTCCCACAGGGGCATTTCCTTCACTATCTAATATAATTAAACGCCCGTACAAACCTTGATTTTCTAAGTTTATTGGTTTGGGTATAGGCTCAACAGGTTCAGCAGGAGTTTCAATAACTTCTGTGCTAGTTGTGTCAGAACCTACTTGTGGTAAATCAAAATCTTCAAATCTAAATCTTTTGCCAGATGAATCACTAACATAAAATCCAGTATCTACGCCCTCTGAATCTTTTTCTGCCCTAATATCATTGTTTACAATATCCTCTATTATATCTAAAGGATAATTAGGATTATCTCTTATCAACTGATTTCTTCTAATTTCTTTTGCACTAAGTTTTGGTGTTTCTGGCATCAAGTCTTGTAGTCCTTTGATTCCAGCTAAAATGTCATCACCACTATTTTTCTTTATGTAACTAGCTAATGAATTGTACTCTGGCGTTCCTGGTTGTATTTCTAATCCAGTCTGTTGCAATAAGCTGGGTAAAAAAGAATCAATCTGTGCATCACGCTCCCTCTTTACTTTTTTTTCTTCTTGCTTTTGGGCAAACTCTAAAATAGAAGTTTGTAAAGTATTATTTAAGTTTACAGCAGCTTGTTGCTCCAAAGCAGCTGCTTGAATCGCTGGAGTTATATTAAGTTGTGATAATTGAATTGGTGTTGATCCTCTAAGCATAATTATTACTACGGATTAAATAAACCAAAAATACTAGTTGTAGGGTTACCAGTCAAACCACCCATAGGAAGGTTACTAAAAATGCTTGTGCTAGGATCTCCAGTTAATCCTCCCCCTATATCTTTCATAGATATATTACCTAATTGTGATCCAATAGCTTGATAATTTTGTCCAGTTATACCAGATCTTGCCGCGGCTGCTTGTGATGATAGAGCACCTTGTCCTATTAAAATATTTGCTCTTTGTACATCTGCTGCTGATCCTACATTAATAGCTTGTCCGGGGTCTGTTACTAAAGTACCGGGAGCTTGTGATAAGAACGCACCACTCAAAGAATCTACTCTAGGAGTTAATCCACCAAGTAAAGCAGTTGGGTCTATTCTAGCAATTTGAGCAGATTGTAAAGCTCTAAGTCTAGCGGCATCAGTAGCTGCGGATCTACCCAAAGCAAGTTGTGCTATAGCTCCTTGTCCTCTACCACGTCCCAAACGTACTGCATCTGCAAGAGCTGACTGCTCTGCGGCTCTAGCTCTTTCTCCACTGAGAGGATTTAAAGCAGCATCTAGGTCTGCATCTGCGATAGCAGCCAATCTAGGATCTTCTAACAATCCTCTAGCCGCTGGTGCGAATGCTCCAATAAATCCTAGTTCGCCCAGTCTAGCTTGTTGACCTAAATCCATTAATCCACCTTGACCAAGCAGTTGCATTTGAGCTTGTTGTCTTTGTAAATCTAAAAATCCCGGAAGTAATCTTTGTTCAGCTTCTAATATAGTGCCTTGAGTATCTGCGCCGAATATACCACCAGCGCCGTAAGCATCTCTGAGTAGTTCGTTTGGATCTCTAATTTGTTCAAAGGCTCTTTGTAAATCAGCTCGCGATCTTTTTTCTGCAGCACGAGAATCTTTTCTTGCTCGTCTTCCTCCTATTGCGCTTACCGCTCCTCCAATTAGGGCTTCAATAAAAGGTTGAACTGCTCCAATCTTTACTAAGTAATTAAAGATAAGATTATCTAAAGGTCTAAAAAATTCTATTAAAAAGTTCTTCATATTACGCTGTACGTTTCCACATATATACGACTATGTACGGTTGTAAATTTGTATGAGCTGATGTAGCATCTGCTGCTGTGTTGCCTCCTATTTGTTCTCCAGATGTAGCACTTGCTGTTCCAGTTGTACCACTTTGGGTACCTCCGGAGTCCCCAGTTATAAACCCTCCGCTAGATCCACTGTCTGGAGTACTATCTGATGTTAATCTAAATGTATGGGCGTGAGCTGGTACACCAGATTGCGCAGAAGTAAGCGTAACTTCTTTTGCACCACCAGTCTCCTCTGCTGCATCAAAGTCTGTATCACTAGAATCAATACCTACTGGTACTCTACCAGCACCAAAAGCTGTCCAAGTACCAAACCCTAATAGTGTTCCGGGATTTGTTGCTACGGTAGCATTTATATAAACTGAACCAACTGGATAAATAGTATCTAGGAATGATTGAGCAATCTCTGTAGATGTAATAGCATTCGGAGCTATTGTAATAGAGCCACCCGATAAAGTAGTCTTTGTATTATCTACAGCAGCTGAACTAAATGTAGCAGCATCAAGCATTTGATTCAACTTACCGGCTGTAAGTTGTTCGCCATTTGCGAAAGTTTTTCCTTTTGTTATTACTGACATAATTTAAGATACTAAAGATGCACTAAAAAAAGTTTTTGTACCAATAACATTACAACCGGTACCGGATGTTTTAACTAGTTCTAATTCTATGTAATCACTAGAAGATAATAGAGCTGTATGTGAAATTTCTATAGATAAACCGGGAGAACCAACGGTGCTACTACTATTTCTAGTGTAGCACAATTCTGTTCCATTTTTTCTGATAGCGACGGAATAATCTCCATTGTCTGTTTCATCTGTAGCTACAATTCCATTAATAATATAGACTCCAGTGGTGTCTACAGTAATCCTACTGTTATTTGTGCTATTATCGTGTAGATTATTGGTATCAGATATTTCTGAATCAAAAGAAAGTATAGTAGGATGAGTAACTGCAATACTACTTGAAGTATTAGTTACTAAACAATTTCTTTTCTTTTTCGCTATTTCGGCATCCACATAAGCTTTAATACTTTGCTGTGTAGCTAAAGAAGTGGCACTATCGGATGACATATTGTCTTCATCTAGAAGACTTACCTCCTCTACATCTCCTTCACTTGCTGTAGTTCTACCAAGAACTTTGGCTGTACTAATGTGCTGCATTTTAGCAAAGGTTACTCCAGTTGTTTTACTACTACTGTCTGCTAAATCGTCAGTAGCTATAGTTCCAGCCACTATACCACCATTATTCACGTGGTTATTTAGAGTAGTAGAAGTAACTGTATCACTGTTACTAAATCCGCTACCGCTATTCAATCCAGATTTAAGTGTTGCCATTATTCTGCTTTATTTATTGATCTAAATGTTTCTACACCGGAAACCTTCACTGCCCTCAGTTTAGGTCTACCAGTGACTCTTGTTATTTCTATATCGAGTCCATACGCTCTCTTGTTACCTATTCTACCACGAATGGCAACATCTCCATTGGCTTCTAAGTTAGAACCTCCGTTGAGTTGTTTCAATGTTTTTAGGTCTATATTTGATTCATCTACATTCTCTGTGTTACCAGCTATTGAGAAGTCAGTAGGAAACTCACCGGACTCGGCGTGAATCTCAAAGTCATTCCATTTCTTGCGGTCAATGCTACCTATTGTAAATTGTCTAGTTCTAGCTACGGCATCAACTTCTACTGGAGTAGCTGTAACTTGACCTAATGTAGAAATAATAGCATCTTGTCCATTTTCGTTTACATCTAACTGATGTATACCACCTTGTTTATTAATAGCGTACACTGCTCTATTTGTGCCTTTACCGGCTACAATCAAGTCCAATATATCAAAAGTTGTGTTAGCATCTCCAAAAGTATCTACGGATTCCCACTGTTTATTTAAAAAGTTATATATAATGATAGCGTTGTTTTCTATCGCATCGTCTAATGCAACTGCTAAATAATAACGATTGTCAAAGTAAGCCGACACAGCCTTATCCGCGTGAGTTTTATTTATGCGTTGTATTGTTTTATTTATACTTTCACTAAGTGGTAAAGCAGTACCTCTAAGATTGTACTCATCTACGAAGGATATACCATAAACACCATTGTCAGATAAGAATAAAATCTCTGATCCTATCTGTTCTATACTTCCGCGAGCTATACATCCGACTTCGTCTGTAACTTGTTTTACAGTAGAAGAAGTTAAATTTACGGTGTTATTTACAGTGTGTATACTATTTCTGTTAAATATAATTAATTGATCATTAGCAAAGGATTGGAACCCTACTACAAAGTCTGCACCACCAGCGTTAAAACGAAACTGAGAAAATATTTGATCAAATGTATCCGAATCTAATATATCTGATATTAGCACTTCGTCTTTAATATTGCGATCTGTTATTGTTGGACTTCCAGTAGTTCCAGTAATTTCAAAGTTATAAGGCACTACTAATCTTTTGTTGTGGTAAGCACCAAAGTTTGGAGCTGGAGAGTGTGTAAACCCTAGACCCTCTGAAACCTTTTGTGTAAATACTACATCGCTTACTGGAGAACTAGAACTAGCAACATCATTAGAATTAACAAAAAATTTAAATAATGAAGTTGTTGCTTCCGATACGGTAAATTCAGTAAATGCAGTCAATGTACTACTTCCAGCAACTGTTAATACTACCGTGTCACCTTGAGACAAAGTATTAGTTACTGTATATGTAGCTACTCCGTTTTCTATAAAAAAAGTACCGCCAGAAAGTTTAACCGGTTGTGCAAAAGCACCGTGTGGTACTAATAAAAAAGTTGGACTTACTTTAGCATCTGATAGTGTATAAGTTTCTGTACTACTGCCACTAGATAATGTATAGGTAAAAGTTTTGTCCCCAGTTTTAGTTATAGGAAATTGACCTAAAGGACTTGTAGTACCAGTCAATCCACTGATGTCTACGGAGTCTCCAGTTTCTAATCCGTGATTAGCAAATGTGGTAATAGTTACTGTAGTAGTGCTTCTAGTAGCGGTGCTGATTGTCAAAGGAGAAAAGAACTTATCATTCTCTAAAGATATTTGACCACCTCTAAATATAATTACTTTATTAAATACTTGTAGTATAGATGAATCCTCCGGTATTGTTTCTCCGGATTCAAGTGGTATATCAAAGGACTCTAGAGTACTTGTGTTGAATGCTACAACCTTTGCATTAGAAGCTAATAAAATAAATTCTTCATCTGTTGTTTCATTTGGGTCGCTGAACTTACAAGCACAAGTTACTTCCGATACCGCGGAGTCATTCAATATTACTGCACCAGCACAAGGTAAAAACTTTGGAGGTGTACCGGTAGTAAGTTCTTGAGGAGTAAATGAAAATCTTTCTTTTCCGTGGTTGTACACAAGCGTACCAGTAGGATTTACAGCCAATCCAGTTACTACTACATCAAAAGCGTTTGTACTTACATTTGATATAAATCTATCTCCGTTCGGATTTGTCCCGGATGTAACACTCAATCCACTTATTGTAATTGCTGTTCCATTTGATAATCCGTGAGCAGTTTCATTTATAGTAAGAGTTTCACTAGATCTACTATATGAGTCCGCAGTAACATCAGTGCCTCCAGTGGCTATCATATTTGCACCTTCTGTTACCGTAAGCGTTGGGCTACTACTACCAACTGTGTATTTAAGAGTACTCCCAGTTGTACCAGCAATTAAAGTTTGACTACCATTCACATCGTCACCATCAGAAACAATATCATTTACTTCAATAGTATCCCCTTCTGATAGATTGTGAGCTTGAGCAGTAGTAAGTGTTATTGTACCACTAGAGGCAGTCGCATTTGTTATAGTATGAGGTAACAACATAATAGTACCAGCTGTAATCTCATCCGCAGTAGGTAATCTAAGGGCTGTACCACTAACAGCAAAAGGAGATAATCTATTCTGTACTCCTTTACGAGACTGCCACTGACCATTTAAATCTAGTCTAGCGTTCTCACTCTTTTGCAAAAGCCCCGGTGCTATCTGATCCGGACGTAGACGATCGTTGAATCCTTTGAATCCAAGTTCTTGCTCCTCTAACTTTCTGTCATCAAAGCGAGTATATGTATCGTATCTAGACATTTAGCACTTCCATCTTTTTAGAGCTAGTGCCTTACGTGTGGGTCTACCTTTTTTATCTTTCATAGGACCCTTGACACCAGCCATTCTAGCACAAAAGGATTTTTTACGTGCTTTGTCTTTTTTTGTTTTAGGATTAGGAACTGGTGGTTTTAAGTTAGCACCAGTCTTACGTTTAAAGTATGCTCTACCAGCAGCGGTCAATCCACCCTTTGGGCTTTTGTGTTCTTTTCTCATTATGATTTAGTTCTTACTTTAGCCCTAGCAGTATTCGCAACAACTGTCTTGCCTTTGCGCTGTCCGGACTTTTTCTTTCGCGCTGTTGCAGCTCGCTCAGCCTTTGATAAAGACATTGCTTTTGCACGTGGTAAGCACCGATCGGGCATTTTTTTGTTTTTAGATGTTCCGCACTTTCCTTTAATACTTCCATCTACTCCAATCCTTACCCAGTCTTGCTTGAGCCAATTTTTAAGTTGTCCCATTATCTACCTTTTCTTTTTCCTCCCTTTGCTTTTTTAGCATAGTTAGGATCTTTACAGTATTTACTTGCAGCTAAGTTTGCATACGCAGATGGATACGTATCAAATGTTCTACGCGCCCAAGCTTTACCTTCGGGGCATATCTTACCTCCGGATTTACCTTTTTTTCTTGGTGCCATTTTTTACTAATGATTTGAGTAGTTTAGCTTGTCCAGCGTGTGCTTTACTAGCTTTCTCTAATTTACGTGCAACTGATAGTATTTTTCTTTGCATTACATTTTAGTGCGTTTACGGAGTACGCGAAAATCCGCAGCAGTAATCTTATCTCTAGGTTCTGCAACTCTAGCAATCTTCATCTGCTTAGCGGAGTATTTCTTTTTGCCTTTTGGTTTTGGCATTATTTACGTCTCCTTTTAGTTTTACCTTTTTTGCCGCCGGGGCAGCTACCTTTACCTTTGTGCATAATTATCTCTTTCTCATTGCTTTTTTCTTAGCACCATTTTTCATTGGTGGTCTTCCTCGTTTGCTTCCGTATGTTCCTTTACCCATTGGCATAATGTGTCCTTTTGTTAATTGTTAGTATTATTTTTTATTACGGTTTTTAATAAAGACCGTAATTAATAAAGTGAATCCTAAAAGTAAACCATAAAAAGATGGTTCCGGTATAACATCGTATTCCACAGAAAGTCTATAATCTACTTCGCTCCAGTTATATTCTACGCCCTCATATAACAATCCATCGTACTCACTGTATGCCCACTGTGGTATAGATGGTACATAGAAGTAATTTAAATTGCTATCTGTTATGGTAATGCTATCACCCCAATCGTATTCGGGTTCTATAATAAGTTCTGGGTATTCTAATTCGTGGCTCATTTTTTAAATAGGGATGTAAATATTGAAGCAAACTCTCG